CCCGTGTATAACGTCAAGTTGGCGACGTTCATTAAACCAATAGAACACAAAGTGTACGATGCAATTCGGCGAATCTACGGTGACGGGCCAACCGTCATCAAGGGGTTCAACGTCCAAGAAATCGGCTCGATAGTACGCGGCAAGTGGAGATCCTTCCGGGACCCTGTCGCCATTGGGCTGGACGCTACGAAGTTTGACATGCACGTGAGTGTGGAAGCATTAGAGTGGGAACACTCGATCTACAACGGTGTTTACCGGAGTAAAGAGTTGGCGAAGATGCTGAGATGGCAGATCGACAACAAGGGTTATGGGTGGTGCAAGGACGGGCATCTGCGGTACGAGGTGAAAGGGCGGCGAGCGAGTGGTGATATGAACACCTCGCTAGGAAACTGCTTAATCATGTGTGCCCTGGTGTACGAATATGCTCGCTCCCGTGGAGTTGATATCAAGTTGTGCAACAACGGTGATGATTGTGTGGTAATGATGGAGCGCAAACAAGAGCGCACGTTCATGGCAGGTCTTGACACCTGGTTCCTCGAGATGGGGTTCCGCATGGTGGCTGAGAAACCTGTGTACGACCTAAACCATATCGAATTTTGCCAGATGCGGCCGATCGAACTAGAAAATGGCGCATGCCTGATGGTTCGCAATCTGGCTACAGCGCTCCGAAAGGACTCGCTATGCACGATTGATATTCGCAATGACAAGGCAAGGAAAGGTTGGTTAACAGCTGTCGGCAAAGGGGGTCTATCCCTAACCGGTGGTATACCAGTGGCACAAAACTTCTACCGCACCTTCGTGCGACTTGGGGAAGGCCATGAGAGCAAAATCGCAACCCAGCTGGCTCGGAACTCAGGCATGGCCTTGATGTCCCGCGGCGTTAGCTACGCATTCGATAAGCCGAGCGCGTGTGTGCGACTTCAGGTGTTCAAAGCCTGGGGACTATCTCCCGACATTCAAATTGCTTTAGAGCGACATATGGATGAGTACGAACTAGAGGATGCACCGGTCTCGGCTACCGAATCGCATCTGAACTACAGTACCATCTTTCATGCGAT